TTTATGGTTTTTTGACCAGTCTTCATCTGGAGTGAACAGTGCATGGCCAACTTCATGACCCACAAGAAGATCATAAACAACATTACTCGCTTTCTCCCACATAGGAAGAGTCAGAACGCGAGTATGAACATTGAAACAAGCGGTTTCAACATTCTTATGCTCCACGATCAAGTCTTCCGTGGCAAGCAGTTTTGCAAGTTGGGACTTGATTTCGTGTAGGACTGCCATAGGTCTGTTGCGTATGGGCCTATTATACAAAAAAAGAGGGTCTTGCGACCCCCTAGTGGACAGTTTGAAAATTGGCCTCAGTCTCTCTGCCGCCAATCATCTGGTTTGTCTTGTTTGAACCAATCAACGATTTCATCAGCACTATCAAATCCCGTTTTATAATTGGATGGGTCGGGATCTCCTAGCCCCATCCTATTCATAAAATCATCAATACTACCTTCTTCAATATCTCCAGCAGATTGTCTTCTTGCTTTTTTTAACATCTCTCGGGCAGATGTATTTGCCTTTGACAATTTCTCTGCCCATATCATATCTTCAAGTTTTACTTCTTCCCCATTCACAATACACTTGCAAATGAATTCGAGTCTCAATCGATATTGCGTAGACAGCATATATATCCTCACTATCACTAGTATTTAGACTATTCTACTGAATCCCTTTACTTTGTCAAATTTGATGACACTTTCAAACTTATCATATAAACCATCTTTATGTGAAATTACAAAAACATTTGCATCTTTAATTACATATCGAATGATTTTCAAAAACTCTTCTGTCCCAAAACCATCCAGAGAACTGTCAAATACTTCATCCATAATGAGAAGATTTGTATTTACTGAATTTTTGGCCCTTGCTATTTCTCTCCAGGTAAACAAAAGAGCCAAATCAATTCTCATTTTCTCACCCTCAGAAAAAGATTCATAAGAAAACTTTTCATGAATTGGTGATTGAACAGATTCGTTAAATTCCTCATCAAGTTTAAAGTTGATGTAGAAATCCATCATCCTCAAATAGCGGTTTACTTGTTGATTGATGAGAGGCAAATACTTTTTAATAATCTGCCTCTTTACACCACCATCTTTGAGAAGAGAAAACGCAAAGTCATAGTAACTTAACGACTCTTTGTGATCTGAGAGATCAGCATAAATTTTATCTAACTGATTTTGAAAGGAGACTAACTTGTCATGCTCAGTATTTCGGTTTTCAAGTTGATTGGCAATTGTTTGAATTTCAGATTCAAGTTGTTGTACCTGTCTCTGGAATCCAGATATAGTCGAATTGTTTTTAGAAATCTCATGATTGAGATTAACGATCTCCTTACTAATTGTTTTAAATTGCTGCTCTCGTAATTCTTCCTCTTTAATTGCTTGCTCTAGTTCTTTGTAACCAGATTGCAACTCTTTTGCTTTAGATTGAGCAGCTTCAACTCTATTTAACCGAAACTCTTCTTCTATATCCTGTTCACATGTTGGGCAAACCGTATGCTCGGTAAAGAACTTATGCTCTTTTGTAATGGTTGCAACTTTTTGAGAAATTTTTCCTTTTAAGTTTCCAAGTTTACGAAGTTTTTCTGATGCACTTTCAAGGCCAACAATCGTTGTTTGTAATTCATTCGTTTCTTCTAGAAGGTCCAGATTTTTTTCAGTGTAATTACCAACCTCATTCATAATATTGGCAATGTTTTCTTTCTTGGCATTTATGTTGGCATTGCCACGATTTTCTAGTTCTTCTATAAACTCTTCTTGCATCTTGATTTTATCAATGATGCCTTCCTTCTTAACTTCAAGAATTTTTGTTTTTTCTCTAAAAATTTTAATCTTTTCTTTGATAAGGGAATTCATTGCCGAAAAGATCTTAATGTCAAGAAGATCTTCAATAACTTCCCTTCTGTTACTACTTGAAAGTTGCATGAAGGGAACAAATGTCGATGACCCCAGAATTACAACCTGAGTGAATGATTTGTGATTCAGTTTGAGAATATTATCTTCTAGAATTCTTTGATTCGCTCTATCATCAGCTTCTTTATGGAGTTTATTTCCATTGACTTCAATATCAAAAACATTTGGTTTCATTCCCCTACGAACGAAATAGTTTTTGTTACCAACCTTAAATTCAACTTCAACTAAACAGTTCTTTTCATTAACCGTATTGACAAGTTGTGGTTTATTAATTTTACGAAAAGGTTTATTAAATAATGCAAATGTTAGTGCATCCAGAAGTGTTGACTTTCCAGATCCATTTGATCCAATAATAATTGTATTATTAGATTCCGTAAAATTTATTTCGGTCCACTGATCACCAGTCGAAAGAAAATTCTTCCAACGAATATTTTTAAAAAGAATCATATCAAATTACTGGGGGGACAACAAAATCATTTTTGGTAATAATAGCATAGTTCACTCCTTTGACAATACATGTTTTGATTGCAAGGTCTGGATCAATTTCTACAGCCTCAATCTCATCATAGTTGTTTTGAGTTTCTAACATCATAACATATCTTTCGGCATCATCCTCTTCTTCAAAGAGAAATAAAACTTTTTCCCGTTTTTTGTTGAAAACGGCATATGCACCTTCTTTAGTTTCTGATCTATGCACCAGCATGTACATTTACTCAACCTCGCAAGCAGATGTGTATACTTTTTCTAGAATTGATTTTAATTTAGAAGTGTTTAAAGAACATTCAGATTCATCAACATATCTATTCAATATAGAAAGTGTGTTTTCAGATTCTTCGGTTTCAAATTCTTCGGATTGGTAAAATCCATTGAAATCAAAGTTTTCAACAATTTTTAAATCATTCACACCAGCAGAGTATAATTTATCAATAAATTGATCAAACTGTTTTACATTTGACTTCTTGTTGACAATAACCTTTACAATTTTGTCTTTGTAAATATCAGTTTTAAATGTTTGGTGGGCTGTGTCTGAATATGGAACAACATAGAACAGTCGATGTGGATTATTAACTGGAGTGTGCTCTAGAGTTTCGGTATCAAAGATATGAAATCCTCTTGTTTCTTCAACATCATGCCAATAAATTTCATATGGATTTCCAAGATAGTAAACATTATCTTGGAAGTTTCTATGATGATAATGTCCAGAAAAAACTTTTTCAAACTTTTTATAATCTGATTTATCTTCACCATGCTCACAGATATAGGTTTTATTAGCATAAAACCCTCTCATTTCTAAATGTCCAAAAGCCACTTTTGCTTCGGTCCTGGAAATGAGATTAATTGTCTCTTGACGATTTTCATCGTTGATCCATGGAATAAAAAATGTTTTTAGATTTTCAAATTTAACTTCGGTAGGACTTCCATAAACAATAACGTTATCATACTCTCGCAATAGTAGATCAACAGAGTTAATGTTATTAGTGTCCTTGTAATACGCGGTATGATTTCCGACAATTGTATGCACAGTGACACCCATAGACTGGAGACGATCATAGTAGTTCTTTTTAGCCCAATCAAGAGACCAAAAATCAATCCCCTTACGAGTGTCGAAAGTGTCTCCCATATCAACAACAGTTGTGATACTTTCTCTTTCGAGGGTTGGGAAGAAGATGTCGTCGTAGAATTTTTTGAAGTAGTCATGAAGATTCTTGTTTCCCTTTCTAGCTCCAAAATGCTGATCGGTAATGATTGCGACTTTCAAAGTTTCCCTCCAACAACTCCACTATTAACAACTCTTGTATACAAATGTAAGGTTCCTTCTTGTTCACACTTGAGATGCCATCGTGTGATATCAGTGACTTCTTTTTCTGTTAAGGCAAAGAGAAAATCTTTTCCAGTATCTTTACGAACACTCTTCCACATAAAACGAGTTTGTTCTACTCGAAAGGAATCATCAATCCATTCGTAGTTCTCTTCTTCGCGGAGGCGAGCTTCATCCAGCATTTCTTCGTGGGTCATCGGTTCATTTTTGTCTGAATGTTTTCTTTGATCGTATTATAGTCTGAACTGGTACGAGAAAGCAAGCTATCGTCAACAGCCATAACTTCTGCAAATCCAGACTTCTCAATAATACGATTTTTGATCTCAAGTTGCTTCTTTTCTTTACCAATTCTTCTCAAGAAAGCAAAGTAGATAATCTGAGTAAAATATGCAAATGGATTAGAACTTTTCTCTGGATCAAAGTTTGTAACATATTCAATACAATTTTCAAGCCCGTCCGAAATCATGTCTTCTTTGAACATATAGTTGACAAAATTTGGTTTGTGGGATAAATGATCACCAATCTTTTTAAAACAGGTGCCAAGATATTCGTGAGTTTTCCTAAACTCTCTTGATTCTCTCAATAAATCTGACTTTGTTTTTCCTTCTTTTTCAGCTTGCTTAAGGAATTTTTTGTATTTGTTGATTTCAGAAAGGAACTCTTTATTATTTACATAATGTTCTGGTTTCTTTTTCGTCATTATTTTATTTTATCTGTTGATAACATTATATCATACAAAACAAAGCTTGACAAGGTATCCAAAATCAAGTAGACTCTGGCTTGTCCAGGATGAAAAGAAATTATAGCTCTTTATGATTATCTTTAATATCTATTTTAAAAAGTTTCTCTAGATTCTTTTTTGTTTCTGATACAGATCCTAGGAAACCCATATTTTTAGTTACATCTCTTTGATTTTTAGAATCATTATCTTCATCATCATAGTCATTCAAATATTCATGTTTTGAGTCATTGAAGTTTTTATATAATTCTATCAATTCAATATCATCAATTTCACTCATGGTGATTACATTTGACAATCTTATAAAAAAGATATCATCATTACATAATTTCATCCAAGGCTCAATTTTTAATTCAGTATAACTTCCTTGGACATTGTATTTTAAAATGACTGGATCTTGTAGAATAATAATAGGATCTTCTTGATCACTATCATCAACCATGATTAAAGAAACAATTTCTTCACCAGAAACTAGTTTCAATGTGCAATAAAATTCTTGTTCTAAGTCTGAATTCATTATTGATTTAAAGCAACGTTTATAATCTCATAATTAAAATTTTCTTCCTTATAAATTTTTAGTCTTTCAACTAAATGATTGAGAGTGTAATTTCTTTTTTTGTTAAATGTGATATCATCCGCAATATCAAAAAGAGTGGCCTTCAATTTTTTTTCACTTTTTCTGAGGACTCTACCAATACTTTGCAGGTTTCGGACTCTTGACTTGGAGGGAGAGGCAAAGATAACATTATGAAGATTCCTGATGTTAATCCCAGTAGAAAAAGTTCCATAAGATGCGACGATGATTGCGTTTTCTTCGGTTTCGGTTATTTTGCGAATTCTTTCTCTATCTTCTGTATCTACTCCACCATAAACAAAGAAAACTTTTCTGTTATTTTTTACCGAATTATTTATCAATTCATATAATGGTTCTCCATGAGTTTCCACTCTTGTAAAAAGAATCAAAGTATTTCCTTTTTGAATCAAGGCTAAATTTTTAATAAATTTATTCCTTTGAGGGTTTTCGCAAAGATATCGAATTTCCTCTTGATAACTATCAAAGATTCTTGGTTTATGTTGTAGTCTAATAATTTTTACATCAAGATCTGATAAGTGTTTCTCTTTGATCAACTCTTTTGTTTTAATTGTTGAATATGATGGGCCAAACAAACCCTCCAGAATCCACTTGTGAGTTTGACTTCCATCAAGTGTTCCCGTAAATCCAAATCTATATTTTGCATCAGCAAGTTTCGTCATGATGCTGACTAAAGATTTAGATTTAAATAGGTGTGCTTCATCACCAACTACAACTTCAAATCGTTCAAAGTATTTTCTGTCGAGTTTGTAGATGGATTGCCAAGTGGTGATAATAACCTGATTATCAGTTTCTCTTTCCTTACCACCATAGATCTTGTGGCAATATGATCCAACATCCCAACCATAATCCGCAAAGTCCTTATACATCTGTTCCACAAGAGATGTGGTTGGAACAATAATTAAAGTATCTTTTCCCCTTTCAACATAGTATCTTACCACAGAGTAAATCATGAGAGATTTGCCCGAACCTGTCGGTGATACTATAAGTCGTCGATTACACTTCAGTGCATCATAGACTGCTTGTATTTGATAATCCCTGGGTTTATGTACAGAGATCTTTGTCATATAATCTTTGACTCCCTCATAGGAGATCATTTGATTTAGATCAATCGGATGGCCATAGTATTTGTTATCTTGAAACTCATACTTGTATCCATGATCATCACAAAATCTTAGGAGTTTGTCTAATAGACCAATATAAATTTCTCCAGTCTGAATATTGAATAATCTGATCTTTCCGTCCCACCATCTGTTTCGATATTGTGGCATATATTTTGCACCCTCAACATCAAACGTAAACTGATCGGATAGTTCGTGTTTGATGTGAGGCTCAGTTTTGATTCTTAGATATACTTCATTCTTTTTGGAAATGATCAGATCACTCATACATTACATTCCTGATGTAAATTTCAACCAATCGATGGCGTTCTTTATTATATATCCACGATTTGAGAGTGATTTTATGATTTCCTCCAGATAGCGAAGCATAATATCGTAATATTTAATCTTGAGATCTACTTTAGAAAGTCTCTCATCGGCACTCATATGCCTCTGTATGCTCTCTTTTTCCCTTACCTTATATGGAAATGGTTCATCCTCGTAAACCTCTGGATCTGCCTTTCCTGTGTAATAGTTGTAGCGCTCAAGATATACCTTATCGTAGGTTTCTTTAGCTCTTTCTCTTAGTAGTAAAGTTGTGTTGTAAATTTCATAATATTTTGCATGAAGTTGTGGAGTTTTGAGTGATTCGTTCGCTAGATCATCTCTGTCTATCTCAGAATCACGATCCCACATCTTCTGAATATCTTCAAGATTCATAAATTAGTTCCGAACAAATTAGTTACTTCGTATATACTATACTTGAAAACAGCCTGTGCTGTAAAGAACTCTTCACTTTGAAGTTTACTATCAAAGTCAAGTCCACTTAGACTGACTGGAAATAAATCCCTAAAAGTAATTTTAAAATTAGGCCTAAGATTACTACTCAATACAATGAGTGATCCATCAGAGAACTGTTCCTGATACTTATCGGTAATTCCTTCATTGTCTGTTGTTAGATCTTCAAACTGTTGAGGTGTCTTTGGGAATCCTAAACCAGTCAACCAGTTGTGTACAGCCATATAGTTTTCAAAATTTTCATCCACAAGAAATGACATCGTAAAGTCTGAATACTGGAGTTTTTCTCCAGGAACATCTAGATTTTTAAGGTACGATGGTTGAACAGCTGTTCCTAGTGATATTTCTGGAATATTGGCCGTCTGACAAAAGAAGTTGATCTTCGGGTTTTTATTAATCGTAAATTCAAATCCAGTAGGACTTAAAAAATTCCTGTTCTGGATTTGATTTCTATATGGGGACGCCATTTTTATTTTTATTTAGATAAAAAAAGGGGACCTTTCGGTCCCCGTTGAATATATCCCGCTTGGGCAAGAATCACATGAGGTTCTTGACGGAAACGCGACGATAGTAGCGGTTGGTGCCAGCCTTGAGAGCGCCAAGAGCGGCATCGGTGCCTTCAGCGAAGGGATTAGCGACCATGCCGTAGCGGGTCTTGAATCCGATCTTGGGCTGGAAGGTGTCCTGACCAACGGCACGTACCATCTGGAGGGGTACGTAGGGGCAGTAGAATAGACCAGCGTCATAGGGGGAAGCACCCTTATAACCAACGACGTAGTACTGGAGAGCACTGTTGTTGGAAGCGAAGGGGTCAATATATACGCGATACTTACCATTGATAGTACCAGCAAAGGTGTTGCCAGTGTCATCAACGTTAAGGTTAGCGTTGAGGGCGGGGGTGTAATCAAGTACACCAGCCATGGTTAGAGCAGAAGCAACATCAGCGGAAGTTAGGATGATGTTACCCTTTCCACGACGAGTTCTCTGGGCGATCTGGTTAGCATCGCGCTCGATCTGGAATAGTAGACCCTTGAACTTCTCAACAGACCAACGACCGTTGGAGTCGATATCGAGGTCAAACTGACCAGCGGTAGCGGTGTTGAGTTGAGCACCAGCCTCAGCAGACTTATAGATGGTTCTGATAACTTCGCGGTTGATCTCAGCCATGATCTCTGTGGAGAGAATGTTGGCGAGTTCAGCCTCGGCGTTTAGACCATGAATTGCCTTGAG